TATTCATACATTGGCATTATCGGTTTCTTCTTTCCCACAGGCTTTACACTTCCAATTCTTTATCATCCAATTACCACATTGATTACAACGAATACTTGATGCTTCCCAGTCAATATCTGGTGGGATTCGGTCATAATCTGCTTTACGTAATAACTCCACCAAATCACCTAACGGCAACATGCAGACAAATTGCTCGACTGATGCAGTTCCCATTCCGTTAAGTCTGAAGCATGCAAATCCAACTTCCCCCGATTTAGATGTGCGTGCTTTGATTTGGCGGAGCGTTCCGCTGATGTCTAGGGAATTTCTCGCCTTGATTTCGATGTCGAACGGAACACCGAGGACGTCTTTTCCCTGACCTCTACCTACGCTAGCGAATGGCCACCATTGCTGCAAATATGATGCTACCAATCGCTCAGTGGCGTAACCACGATGCTTACGATGCTGACTTGGCATATAACAAACTTTCCATTGGTCTTAAATTATCTAATGGAACATACCAAGTCGTTTCATTATATCTCCATTCCTCATTTACACACTCTCGCCCATATGCCCAACCAATTGCTTTGTAAGGATGTGATATGTAATCAGGTGCAACACGTCTAGTTCTTTTGGCTAAACCCTCAACAACTAAAACGTACCGTTCAGTAACATCATCTCTTGTTGAAAATCTCATGCCTCTAGACTGGTTAAATGTGTATCTAATTTCCCCAAACTGAGGCAAATCCTGTAGTTCTTTGAATTTGTTCCAGTGAGGGATAAATGAGTCCCATCCAAGCATCCTTGCAAATGCTAGTTCAGAACCAGCACACACAGAATGTTGCCATGTTTCCCATAAATCACCTTCTGAATAGTTAATATTCTTCTCAGGCTTGCCAAAAAATTCTGCCTGCCTGTGATAACCAACCTGCACTGCTAATGCTTCTTCAATTGAAGTTAATGAGTATTCCCACATTATTTGCCATTAACTGTGTGACACTTCAAACACGTAATAAAGACTTGGTCATTAGCCTCTGGAGTAATAGCCAAAGGTTCATTGCAAAGATTGCAATAGATAACAATATCCTGCGGTTCTTCGAATTCTCCGCCCATGACGGTTGCTGTGCCATCATCAAAGATTACCATTTCGGCCATGTTAACCCCTAACTTTCTGTGGACGCCATTCTCCATTTGGTCCTATTTCATACCAACGCACATCTTCACCTTTTGGACAACGATTCATTTCACCAGTTGCCGCTGCTATACACTTAAAATGTCCCCAAGGTTTATTTGCTTTAGTCATTCCATGCGCCCAATACATTTCTCCATGTGGACATCTTGGAACATCCTTGTCAGTTGTTGCACCTATAATGTCTTTTACAATTGACACTGCTTCAGCAGATGTCTTAGGCATTTCAACAGCCTTTATTGTCCAAGGGTCATCTTCTTTTTCAACTGGAATGTATTGCTTAGGCTCTGCAATTTGTGCTTTAGTGGCAGAAATCATTTCTTCGCGACTAGGCCTTTTTCCATTTCCACCCTTAACTTTCGCAGAATAACCTGCGTTAGCCAATGCGCGACCGAGACTGCTTGTCTCACAAATTTCCAAAGCAGATGAAGCAAGCATCCCACGGTCTGCGATTGTTTCTGATGCAAGGCCCGTTGCCCAAGGATGTGCATCAGCGTGAGTTCGATAGATACTAGCGAACACAACAAACCGAGTGCTGGTGCTTTCAAGCAATTCAGTATAAATACGACCATCTTCATTTTCCTTCCAAAACTTTTCCAAGCGAACTTCTACTGGCTCGTAATCTTCTATGTTAAACATATAAATCATCCTCATCTGTTTTAAGTTCACACGCCATGGCAAGATATGCGCAAGCGTCTATATAATGGTCGAGAACGTGGGGACTTTCTTGGATTCGGCTGAGTTTGACTTCAACCATTGCAAGACATGCTTCGTAGTCTGCGATTGGGAAACTAAATAGACTGGTAAGCCTTGAAGCGATGCGACCCTGGTTAATTTTCGCTGAACCGTATAAACGCTGACGATTCTGCATAATGTCTGTGGCACTTTGTAATACCTCGTCGGCCTTCATTATTCTTTCCAGAATTCTGACCGAGATACGGCGCGTCCACGTGTGTAACCTTCACGGATTCCATCCTTGTGACCTGTCCAATACCAGACAAAGTTTGTCATCAAAAACGCCATAAAGATTCCAATAAAAAATAATGAGTTCATCGAGCGCTCCAAGTCAAAGTCTCGTAATTGGTGATGATTACCCATTGACCCATATTGTCATCAAATAGCACTGCAAGTTCTTCTTCAAAAGCCTGAAGAATAGTGCGTGCCGCCATAAGATTTGCGTAATTATCAAACCAGTAAATGTATCGCATAGAGTAATCAACTTTGCCTTCAAAGCGACCGTCTTGCGCTTCCCAACCACTGCCCTTGAACTGCATAGATGTTTCGGTGAGGTTTTCAAAATCCTCTGACATATCCATATAAACTGCTTTCATTGCGCCCATTTGTTGCCCCTTTTCCCAATTCGTTCGATTGGTTATGGCATTAGTGTTGCACAGGGTCAGGACAAGTCAAGCCTATTTTGATAACGAAATGATAACGATTCTACTTCGTCAACCGAGTCATCAATTGTCCGTTTTATGTCTATATGCAAGTCATCCATAGCGCTTGCCCTCAACGACGAATGAGCCGTCACGCTCAACAGGTACGGTTACAGGAGTAACACGTTCCTTTTCTACGTACATGATTCCAAAACCTTTTTGCCAATTCTGCGTGCCGCCTGTGTAAGCCATACCTTTTGAACCTTCGGCAGTTAAATGACCTACTTCAAATCCCCACAGAGTACGTCCTAATTTGCCTCCTGAAGCCTCTGTAAAGGCTGATATACCTTGTCTGTGAGTGTGTCCACATACCACGCTCTTGCCGTGTCTCCTAGCGGCTTCTAGGGCCGTTAAACCGCCTTGTGGTTTGATTGCCTGCTGGTCTCCATGGACCATAATCCAATTTTTATTTATCTGATACGGCTGACGATGAAAATTTACACCAATCTCATTAAGACGCAAGAAATTTTCGTACTTTAGTTCAGGCAATCCGAGCAACGCAGGGAGTCTGGTACTGATGGAATCGTATAATCTGGCTTGGTGGTTTGACCTGACAAGTTGTGTAACCCCAAGCGACCAAAGAACTTCCACGCAAGTATCTCTATCACGTCCAATATTGTCGAGGTATTCTTGCGGCTTACCACGGTTGAACTTCCCCAGCATGGGCAAGTCGAGTTCGTCTCCGACACATAATACTTCATCTGGTTTCCACTTCTTAATAAAAGCCGCTATGTTCGCAGTCGCTTTCAAGTCATGGAAAGGAACTTGCAAATCTGAAATTACAACGTAACGCTTAATCGTCATCCTCATCTTCATACCAGTCAGGCTCTGGGATGTTTGGGTTTATGGGAGTAGGCAATATCCAATTAGGATAAGCCTGGGGTTCAACGATAATGGCAAGCGCCAAATCAACTGTGAAGCCAGCGCGACGAAGTGACCGATACATTTCCTGTACGCCAATCGCCCAAGCGTCTAATGCGGAATAGCCCTCATCCACAAACTTCTTAGTTGCTTTTCTTGCCATGTGTTAAGTGTCACCTCTCCAGTAAAGAAATGATTGTTTCGACACGCCCTTCAAGCCGATTCAGTCTGTCATTCATTGAACTTCCACCGTTAGGCTTTAGTTCTGCAAGGTAATGTTTTACTAGCCAGCGTATAGAACCTGCAAAGCCAGTAACGATTGAGATAAATGCAACTACGAGAGCCGCCCAGTTAAGGGCCGACATTAGTTCTTAATGCCTAAACCTGAGTCGTTAGGATTTAACCAACGAATAATTGGAGGCAAGCAAGCAGATAATCCAGCAGCGATTAACGCTTTTGGCTCTGTTACTCCTGCTGCTGCAAGGGATAGAACTGCAACGAGAAACGCTCTAGCCCATGAGCCTGCTGCTGTCTTTAGGTCATTTATCATTTTATTCTCCTAGCATTGGGATTTTGAACGGAGTAAAGTCTGCATCGCCCTTTTTAGTAAAACTGACATGGAAATGATGATTATGAGGAGAGATTCCTTTATATTTGACCCAACGGAAAAGGGTTTTTCTTGATGCAATTTTTCCCAAGTGAATGACGTAGGCAATTCTTGCATCACTTTTGGCGCACTCACGTATTTGGTCGGCAAGATAAGCACTTGTATTGGGTGATGTGTCGAGATTCGCGTCCACATCAATAGCCCTGACGTAGCCGTCAACCGTATCTGGCAGGTGGTCACTACTACCTGCTCGTTGATGCCTAGCGTCACCTATCCAACCATCAGACTTTCTATCGCGGTCAGGAAAAGAATCATCAATCTGCTCACGAAGTTGTTGCCCTGCTTTACAGAGTAGAGGTTTCATCAAGACTCTTTAGATATTCCTGATAGTCAGAGTTAGCAGGTTCAATAGGAATATG